AGTAATAGGTCAAATGCACTGTAGCACCACCAATGAAGCTACGGCGCTGCACTGGCACGATGATGAGAACTACTGGTTCACGTTAGAAATGCGGGAAGACGGTGTCTACGCAGAGATAGATGACAGTACGGATGCAAAGACTATGTATGCTGCTATCGGCTACTGCCAGTATCATGGCATCTCCTACAGTCTTATTTGGCAAGACTACCGAAAGGAGAAGTCTAATGGCTAAAGGTCCATACGTCCGCCCGCGCATGACAGGTAATGGTTGGGTCTACGACATCAGGCCTACTGATGAAGTGTTAGAGACTTTCCCGCATCTGAATGTTAAACCTCGTGAAAACTACACTTGTATTAGAGATGCCAATGCCCGTGGCTATGAAATCAAACGTCTGTTCGAGGCCCACAAAGCTGGTGAAGAGGTAGAGGTCAGGGCAGACAGTAGATCTGTCGCTGCGTTGGTGGACTATTATAAAGACAGCATGGCGTACACAAACATCAAGGCCGCTTCTACTAAGCGGTCCTATGACGGTCATCTCAGTCATGTTCAACGTGTACACATAAGCGGTAAGCAGTTTAGCAAGATGTTTGTGTCACAGGTTGACTACGAATACGCACAAAGATTGTGGCTACACATACAAGATGACGTAAGTACACACAAAGCCAACCACACATTCAAGGTACTGAAGCTGGTATGGAACGAGGGTTTACGTGCGGGGAAAGTTAAAGCTAACCCGTTCTCTCTGGTCAGGATACCCAAGCTACCGGACAGGCAGGTTATGTGGACCGTCGATCAGATCAAGGGCATGGTGAAGTACTGTGATGAGCAGGGCTACCCGTCGATGGGTACTATGATCGTCATGTGCTATGAGTTCTGCCAGAGACCTGTAGATGTACGCACCATGAAGTGGTCCAACATCGACGGGCGTACTGGTGTGTCTAACTTCATCCAGCAAAAGACCGGCAAGCAGATGTCTATAAAGGTTACCAATGCTGTTCAGGCTAGGTTGCATCTACATCAGCACCGTAACTCAGATGACTACATCTTCGCATACGAAAATACTGGGCGTCCATACACGCAGGATCGCTGCAATAAGTTCTTTCGTAAGCTGGCTGACGGCTACGGGCTACCTGAAGTGCCTTTACACAGTCAGTTCAATAAAGATGGCAGTCAGATGTATTCTACGATCTGGTTAGCTGACTTACGCCGAACTGGGATAACCCATGCCAGTCAGTCTGGATGCTCAGACAGAGAGCTAATGGCTCTATCAGGCCACAAGAACCCTCAGATGCTGGTTGTCTATGCAGTAGAGGGCGAGATTGAATCTACCAACGCAAATATTAAACGAGGACTATTATAAATGGATCACGAACAAATTACTGTTCAGTACGTGCGTCACTCAGGTGATGATCTCTCAGTCGTAGATGCGGCTAGAGTGAGTTATGACGCTAAGAGTGACGCTCTAGGTTATACAGGTAAAGAAGGTGGCCCTATGGTTCCTGAGCTACACGACAGAGATAAGAAGCTCATTCGGTATCTGGCTGATCATAAGCACTACTCACCATTTAACCATGCCTTCGTCACTTTCAGGTGTACCGCGCCGTTGTTCGCTATGGCTCAACTAAAGAAGAGCGAGTACATGCCTTGGAATGAGATAAGCCGCCGGTATGTGGACAGTGAGCCTGAGTTCTACTGGCCGAATGAATGGAGAGGCCGTCCTCGCAAGGGCAACTCCAAGCAAGGCAGCGAGGGCCACATCACTATCTCAGACGATATCATAGAGGATTCCTATGATGGCGCTATGCTCAGTTACCGGACGCTACTGGAAGTAGGTGTAGCTCCAGAAATGGCTCGCATGGTTCTGCCGCAGTCGATGCTATCGTCGTGGATCTGGAGCGGTAGCTTAAAAGCCATCAGCAAGATGTGCAGCCTACGGTGTGCCTCTGACACTCAATATGAAAGCCGTGTGGTAGCCAATCAGATTAGCGACATAATGAGAGGGCTTTTCCCAGTAAGCTGGGCTGCGCTGATGGGAGAGGCTTACCCATATATACGGCCAATGAGCGACGATGAGAGGCAGAGAGCCAAGGAGAAGGCGGCATGAATAACGAAATCAAAATCATAGAACTGGAAGAGCATGAAGACGGGTCAGCGACTATACAGATAGAACTTAGCCCTGAAGTCTTTCAGGAGATATTCCAAGCCGGTTTCATAGCATTGGTTAAGCGAGGGCTAGATGAAGAAGACAGGTAACATAAACGGCGCAATCAAGGCGTCTGCCGTAGTCGCATTCCTCATAGCGGGCCTACCGATACTGATTGCTATGACGTATGCTGAGTTCCCGCGTTACTGTAAGCAGACGATCCTTCTGCCATGCTTAGGGGGTGGTGATGATTAAGCTCTGCTACTACTGCTCACGTACCCACCAGTTACTGGCTCACAAGACTATCCATAAGTCGGTGGCTGAACAAGAAATGAGTTATATCAACGGCTCTGACTTTTACATCCGGTTGGAATCAGTAGACGGATACTGATCACCGTGGCAAAAGTGGCAGTCTGCCACTCTGGAATCTGCCATGCCACTTTACCTATGTCGGAGGCATTTTATTGTTTAATATCAGTAATTTGGCTCCGGCGGTAGGGATCGAACCTACGACCAATTGATTAACCGAAGCCATTGATTTCATTGGATAATTCGGGATATCTACAAAATGCCTGTTAACACTAATTGTTTTTAAATGCGCCTAATTAAGTGTTGACAGATGAGAATAACTGTATAAGCTGACGCTGTCTCTTTGGAGAGGCAGAATACCAAACCAACTACCAACCAATGACTAAGAGAGACCAATGACCTACCTCGAACAACTAGAAGTCATAAAGGCTATCCCTATACGGGAAGGAGACACTAAAGTAATCCAGTGTCCTTTCTGTGGTGGACCAAAGAAGCTGTCTGTTTCTAAAGTAGACGGCCAGCTAAAGTGGTATTGCTTTAGAGCCTCATGCAATGGCAAAGGCATATACCAAGGCAAGAGAAGTCTACAGGCCGCTAAGAATTATCTAGCAGATGCTGTACAGCAAAAGACTAGAGAGCCAAAGCCTATCCCTTCGATCACTACTCCAGCCCGTAATCATCAGCCAGCACTCGACTATCTAGAGCAGAACAACAGCCTAGAGGCTTATGAGACTGGATACATAGATGTTCGCTATGCACCGGCAGAGGACAGAGTACTATTCTGTACAGACACAGGCGCTGTAGGTAGATCACTAAAGAAGTATGGACCTAAGTGGCTTTCTTACGGTGTGCTGGAAGAGGGCATACACGTAGGTGTTGGATCAACAGCCGTGCTTGTAGAGGATACTCCTTCGGCATGCTCTGTGAGCAGAATTAACGGCTTTGTAGGGATAGCTTTACTAGGTACTCGCGTAAGTAATTGCTTAAAAAAGTCGCTAAATAAATACGATGCTTGTTATTTGGTCCTTGACAAAGATGCTTCGTCTAGCGCTATAACAATAGGCAGGAGTATAGATAAAAGCTTACTGATTAGGTTTACTTCTAAGGATTTAAAAAACCTATCAGTTAACCAGCTTGTAGAGGTGTTTAGTAATGAACTGTGAGAAATTTGAATTTATGAGGTCACTTCATATAGGCCTTGTGACACATCACTGGACAGGTTCTTATCTTAAAAAGTCCTACGGCGCTCACTACAGAAAGTATCTCCGCATACTTAGTAAGAAAGTTCTCAGAACTACTTCTGATTGGGCGGGTATAGATGTTTGGTGCAGCCCAATAGTTCCCCTAGCTCCACCAGCATTCCGCTTAACATAATTTAATATAGGCGCAGGCAATCGGCTGCGAGATCAAGTATTCGTCTACGATACCAATACAGACGTTAAAAAAAAGGGAATGGTAAAATGAAAGCTAGAGGCATAGCTATTATTGACATGCAGATCGATGGGGGCTTCAAGGAAGCCGCCGCAGAAGAAGTAGCATTGGAAAAACTGATAGCAGATTACTGCAAGGGCAATCCACGCGTAGTACACTATCAAGTTGAGCTTAGGGAACGTCGAGGTGAACCCGGAGCCGTTGATCTGAATAAGATGAAGTTCCGAGCTAACTAACTAAAACTAAACGAAAAAGAAATTTGGCCCTCGCTTCGGCGGGGGCTTTTTTTATTCTATTGGCTGTGTTACAATAACATCTTATTAATACGTTAACAGCCGAAAGAGTTAAATGGACCAATCATTGCTTAAAAGCTGCCTCAGTAATTCGTTCTATAGCGAAAATAAGGCAAAGCTTAGACCCTCACTTTTTGATGATACACTCAAAGAAGTCTACACAACCATCGTATCGATGCATGATACATTCGATAAAGACCTCACCCCACTAGAGCTATTCAGCTACTGGAAGGCCAACAATCCTACTAGCACAGGTGCTTGGACAGCCGATATTCAAGTCCTAATCAATTCAGTATCCAATGCCGAAGTGATCGATGATGCAGTGGCTGTCGATGTCATCGAAAACCTGTGGCGTCAGCATATAGGCTTAGACATAGCCACCCTTGGCATAAAGATGTCTGAGGGTGATGCGTCTGCAATGGACTTACTAAAGTCTCTTCTAGACCGTGTTTCTGAGGGCTACATGCCTGATGACTTTGCTGATGAAGTAACTGATGACATCGATGAACTACTGGCCGTTGTCAGTAATGATAACCGTTTCAAGTTCAACATCGACACACTCTCTAGAGAAGTCTACGGAATTGGTAGAGGAGAGTTTGGTGTAATAGCTGCCTACAGTAATGTCGGTAAGACTGCCTTTGCTATTAGTCTGTGTGCTGCACCGGCAGGTTTCTGCGCTCAAGGTGCTAGAGTGGGCTACATAGCCAATGAAGAGATTGGTAAGCGTACTAAGTTACGTGCGGTGCAAGCCTACACTGGTATGACTAAGGATGAGATTGCTTTTGACAGCCGTGGAGCCGCTGCACGGTATGCTGGTATAAAGGAGAGGCTGACCTTTGTTGATGCTCAAGGCTGGGATATCCAGATGCTTGAGGCTTATCTGAATAAGAAGAAGTTCGATGTTGTTATCGTCGATATGGCCGACAAGATTGCACTCACTCAGCAATTTAACTCTGGGCATGAACGCCTGAGAGAACTCTACTACCGTCTGCGTGAGGCCGCTAAGAAGTTTGACTGCGCTATACTAGGACTATCCCAAGCATCGGCTGAAGCTGAAGGCAAGACCCGTATCACTATGTCCATGATGGAAGGCAGTAAGCTGGGTAAGGCCGCTGAGAGTGATGTCATGCTGGGCATAGGCCGAATGAATGATCCTGATAATCCTGATGATCCTAGTCGATGGATCACAGTGATGAAGAATAAGATTAGTGGCTGGCACGGTACAGTTCTCTGCAACCTGAACTCACAGACCTCTCGCTATGAAGTGTGATGATCTGCCGCCGCACCTTGCGCTTCTTCTGGAAGAAGTTGGCGTAATTAACCCTGAGCCTGAGCCACAGCCTGTAGTGCGTGACCTCTCATTTAAACGTCCAGAGTTGGATGAGAATGGGGAGCCACCGTGGTGAAATGGCTTGTACTGGACTTAGAGACAACGGTTAAGCGAATAGATGGCCGTATAGATAACAGCCCTAAGAACCCCGATAATCGGTGTGTGTCTGCTCACTACGGCTGGCTTGGGCTGGAGACTGTAGATGAGGTTCACACAGACCTGTGGCATCACAAAGAACTACACTCGCCTGATGGTATAGACCGCCTGAAGCAGCACCTCGCTGAAGCAGACGGCATGATATGCCACAACGTGAAGTTCGATGCTGAGTGGCTTTTAGAGATGGGCTTTGAGTTACCGCCTATCGTCAGAGACACGATGATAACCGAGTACCTGTTAGCCAAGGGCCAGCGTAGACTGCTCAGTCTGAAGGAGAGTGCGCTGCGGCGTAAGACTGAGAGCTTAAAGAAGTCTGACTTAGTCGATGAGCTATTTAAAGGCGGCACATGCTTTTCTGAGATGCCGTTGGATGTGGTAGTCGAGTACGCAGAGGCTGACGTTAAGGCCTGTGGTGAGTTGTATATTGCCCAGCAAGACATCCTAGCCCGTGAGCATAATCTCAGCCTTAAAAAGGTCATCCCCTTTATGAATGAGATGCTGTTGTTTCTCTGCGAGATAGAGATGAACGGGGTCAAGATCGATAGGGATGCTCTGGCAGAAGTTGAGGCGCAGTTTACCGAAGAGAAGGCCTCTCTAGAGATAGACCTGAAGCGAATTGTCGAACAGGTGATGGGTGACACGCCTATTAATCTAAATTCTGGCGATGATATGACCAGAGTTATCTACTCGCGGGAAGTCATCGACAAGGCCATACACAAGCAGACGTTTAACATCGGAACCAACGAAGCCGGTAAGTCACTCAGACCGCCGTTTGAGTTCATCAAGTATCCTAATAAGTTTGTGGACGCAGTACGGACCACCACCAGAGTTGTGATGAAGCAGTCTGCCTCGCAGTGTCCTGACTGTGCTGGTAACGGTACTATCCAGAAGTACAAGGTTAAGACGAAGACTAAGTTAGGTAAGAAGTATCGTGTGCAGGGTGATCCGTATAAGAATAGGTCACGGTGTGCTGTATGTAATGGCGTAGGAGCGATATACACCTCGACTGGAGTAGTTGCTGGCCTGAAGATGGCTCCTAGTACAGCCTACGATGCCAGTATCGGCGGGTTTAAGTCTGACAAGGTTACTATACAGCGTCTGATTGAACAGGCAGAGCGCAAGGATAATGCTACAGCCGTAGAGTTCCTGACTAAGCTGTCTCGCCTTAGTGCGGTCTCTGTTTATCTGGATAGCTTTGTGGCTGGTATTAAGAGGGGTACTCGCGCAAGCGGGTTTCTCCATGCAAACTTCAATCAGTGCATTGCCTCTACGGGTAGACTGTCGAGTGGCGGCGGTATGTCGCTGAACTTACAGAACCAGCCTAAGAGAGGTTTTCCAGTTCGTAAGTGCTTTGTCAGTAGGTTCCCAAACGGTCTCTTGATCGAAAGTGACTACTCCGCGCTTGAATTTAGAACGGCGTGTGAGTTGTCGAGAGACAGTCAAGGATTGGCAGACGTACTAGAGGGTAAGGACATCCACAGACAGACTGCAAGTATCTGTCTACAGAAGTCGCCTAACGAAGTCAGCAAGGATGAGCGGCAGGGTCATAAGTGGGCCAGCTTCCAGCCCCTATTTGGAGGCACTGGAGCCGGTCAACCTGAGCATATCAAGGCATACTTTAGCCGTTTCTATGAGATATACGAGGGTATATACGGCTGGCATCAGTCACTAATGAATGGCACCTTAAAAGATGGCACAGTAACCACACCTAGCGGGCGTCAGTATTTCTGGCCGAATGTCACTAGAACCAAAGCAGACAGAGTATCAAATGCCACGCAGATACTAAATTATCCAGTCCAAGGCTTTAGCGCAGACTTAGTTCAATTAGCGTGTATCAGGGCGTTTAGGCTGTTTAAGGAGAGAAAACTACAATCAAAACTGATACTTACAGTACACGATAGTTTGGTGTCCGATACACATCCTGATGAGGTGGATCAGGTCAGAGAAGTTCTTACAGAGGCCATGACTAAAGTCAGCGAAGAGTCAAAAGAGCGGTTCGGTTACTCCCTTGTCGTGCCGCTCGACATAGAAATAAGTCGCGGTAAAAACTGGCTAGATCAGGAAGAATATGTTTGATTACCGCGCTTAACTAATGTATAATGTAAGTTCACTTTTAAGGGAATAAGTATGACTGACTTAGTATTACAAGATAACAGCTTAACGATTGAAGAAATTAGCGCACAATTGGGTGCTGCCTCTACATCATCAGGGCCGTCAATCCCTGCCGTAGGGATGAATTATGA